GGGGTGGGGTGGGGTTGCCCAGCGCAGGGAAAGTTTTCCGATGCCTCGCCTTCTAGCTCGGGATTGTTTTCTTCTGTGGTTTGGGTTAGCTCGGACAGTAGTGACGATGCATCTCTTGCGATGACATCTTCTGCATTGGTGTTCATCAATGAGCCGATCTCTTTGAGGATCTTTGCCTTGATGTCTTCTGATGAGTGGATCACCTTTGATTCTGTTCGGTGGGTGAAGAGCGATACTTCTGTCATCGTGCCGATTGTCTTGGCACATTGCACACGCACGGCAGGAGATGTATCGGGGTTCGTGATGACTTCAACCAGAGAACTGATTGCCAATGAGCGAAGCCCTTCAGCCGTTTGGTATTTCATGACCTCATTAGCTCGTTCGATGGCATCTATTGTCGCTTGGATGTCTGTGCGGTTCTTGAGTTGGTAAGCGTTGTTTGCCACAGTTGATGCCTTTGCTTTGGTGTTATATGCTTTTCGGTAGGCATGAGATCCCTTCTCTCCTTTCGCTATTTCTTCTGCAAAGCGTTTTTGTTTTGGGGTCAAGCCTTTTCCTAGACCTCCTAAGACATCTACAAAGGGATTTTCTTTTAGTGTTTCTCTTACTGATTCTCTTGTCATGATTGAGCCGTTTCGCTTCGCTAATAAGGGCGGATCTTACAGGAACAAAGCCCGAACATCAAGCCCCCACAGAGGAGAATTAAAAAAAACTATCAATTGCTGCAAATTGGTAGAAAAATATCATCGCCATAAAGTATTTACAAATCAACCAAAGACCCGATAATAACGCTATGCAATATGAAAACACAAGCAATGTATTGCATCAATATCAACAACCAAAGGGAGCACCATGACGGAACAACAAGCCTACAAGGAGATTCAAGAGATACACGATCAAATCGACTCAACCAAAACTAGCCCAAAATTTACCTACATCAATTCAAAGACAGGAGCAAAGGAACTAAAACCAAACGGAGAAAACAAGATTAAAAAACTTAGAGAAAAAATCATTCACTTAGAACAATTCATTCAGGAGCAATAAACATGACAGACGAACAACTACTTCAAAACAAAAAATGTGATGCGTTCAGACGATCAGCGAATCGCATGGAGAGAGCAAACGCAGGAAGCTTTGCAATCGCTATTGCACAAGCTTACTACTATGCAGACTTGAACAATGCCAAAAGGTTGGAGGAGTCATTCTCTGATCTGTTTCAGCGTTTCATGTCACCCGAGGAATTGAATTTATTTAAAGCTTGAGGAGACTTTAATAAACCATTCGCCCGAGTGGTTTATTGAGGCATTTGCCTACAACAAAAAAGGAAACAAAATGAACCAATCAATTCTGATCGAAGTTAAAGACCAATACGGAGCACAAGTATTTCATCCTGTTTGCCAAGTGTCAAAACTGTTCGCCCAATTGGCACGAACAAAAACGCTCACAAACGATTCTTTGAAAACTATCAAGGAATTGGGCTACAAGATCGAAATTAAAGCACCACAATATTCAATCTAAAGTATTCAAAAGGACTAAAAATGTACATCCCACGCATTGCCCTCAATCTTGTTGACAAGAAAATGAAAGACGGATTTCCGTATCACCTTGCCTTGTTTTCTGTGTCTGATCGCTTTGATTTGGACATGACAGAGCTTCGCCAAGCACACGAGAGACGATCACGCATCGGTGAATTGATTGATGATGGGCTTCTTGCCGTTGGCATGGTTGCCGTTTTCGCTTTCCCTGTTATTTTCTACTTTTTCGCCAAAGGATAAAAATGCAAAACTTATTTGAACAATTTCAAGGTGCAGATTTGGACAGGCTTACAGATTGCATCCAAGCAATCAGAAAAGCAGGGTTGCAAATCGACAAATACACCCAAGCAGGAATAAACGAATATTCGGGAAATGTTTGGGTGGCTTCTGAGGATTGGGTTGGTTGTGTCTATTGCTCGATTGGGTTTGATGTGCAATGGAGTTACTCTTGCCCCGAGTGCGGAGAGGAACACGATTTTGATACATATCAAGAAATGGAAAATTACACAGACCTTTACGAATCACAAGCTTGTGAATCTTGCCAAAAGGTTACGGAGGAAGCATGAAGCACACAGAACACGAATATTTTGAAGCAGGATACAAATACGAAAAGAACAAGATCGGGGGCGATGTCCTCCGCAAAATGATCGAAGCCGAAAGGATCGAGGACAGAGACGAAGCAAGACGAATGATTGAGCAAGGCAGATTGGAGGCTAGAAAATGAAAACACTTTTAAAAACTGATTCAGGCAAATTTTATTTTGTGTTCGATGGTGTTCAGATTGAAGACCCTTTGAGTTCATCATGCGGACGATTTTATTACCACATGGATCACAAAAGCACCGAGGACATTCCAAGATCGTACGGCTTTGAGATTTGGAACACAGGCGGAAACTGTACAGGATGGGGTCAGGAATTTTTATTCGAGGGAAAAAAGTTAATCATGTTGATTACCAATAACAACCTTGGACATGAGATCGGAAGCGATGAAAAGGGCATTATTTCGATATTCGATGAGGATTGGGAGGAGTGCCTAGCCTCTTGGGTGATAGGTGATTCAGAACAACTTAGCAAATGAAAGGAAAAAAATGAAACTAAACCAAACACAAAAACAGATATTGACAGAAATGCTCTATGAATTCAGCGATCAGCACAAGCATGAGGACGGCTCAAAACTGATGCAGGAATTTGCGGAGTTGTGGCGGAAACTTTTACCATTATTAAAGGAGGATACAAAATGAAAGACCCATTATTTAAAGAAAGAGAAGTGTTCATTGCAGAACAAAAGTTTGTTGATGATCTTGCCGAAGATGCGCTTAATTCAGCTTGTGAAGTGATACAGGAAAAATTAGGAGTGACGGACGGAGGATTTGCAGGACATTTTTTTAGTGACGGATTTGTCAAAAATCTTTTAAAGAAATACATTGAGGAAGAAATGTACCTCAATGGAATCAGTTTTAACAATGTAATTTAAGGAGAAACAAAATGCCAAATTGGTGTAACAACGACTTAGTTTTAAGTCACAAAGATTCAAAAATGATTGATAGGGCAATTGCAGCATTTAATGAGGAAAAATTTTTTAACGAATTTGTGCCTCGCCCGATTGCTTTGGATTCTGACGATAACTTGTGGAAAGTGAATCCAGAATATTTCATGGAGCTTCAAGAGCTTAAAAAACAATTAAATATTAAACATTATGGCTATCCCTCTTGGTATGAGTGGAACTTGGCTCATTGGGGGACGAAGTGGGATTCAGGAGGTCAGGATTACATCATCAATCGTATTAGTGAGAACAAGATTGAATGTAGTTTTGATACTGCTTGGTCGCCACCCATTGATTTTTACAAGCGCATGGCTGAGCTTGGGTTTGAAATAGATGCTCAATACTACGAATGTGGAATGATGTTTTGTGGCTCATTTTATTACACGAGTGAGGACGGAATATCAGACGATCATTACACAATTGAAGAAGCGACCTCAGAATGGGTGTTGAAAAATATCCCCAAAGATATTGACGAAGCTTTTGCAATATCAGAACAAATGATGATGGACGAATTGGAGGTTGAAGAATGAAATACACAGTAATGACAGGCAATCCAGTTGACGGCTTTAGGGCTTTGGGAATATTTGATAGCAACGAGGAAGCGATTGATTACGGATCAATTGATTCTGCAATGATTGGCGATTGGACAGTTATGCAAATTGATGAAGTTGCCGAGCAGAAATTGACGAGGGCACAAATGATTGATCGCTTGATTGATTGGAACTTTCAAAAATATTCAACGCATTTGGATGAAGAGTTGCTCAGGGAAGTGAAAGAAAAGAACCTGATATGACCAAATATTCAATCATGCTGGACACTTGGTTGAGAACTTTTGCCCTAGACCCGAAAGGGTTTGGGCAATGGTTTGAGATATTAAAAGGGTTGGAAGTATTCAAATCTGTTACATTTACCCTTGAGCCGAGTGAAAATACCACAGGATTACCATTGTCTATAACGATCAATCACGATGAAATTCATTCCACCAATCAAGAATAAATCCATATTCGTAATCTACATTGTCTCGCAGGATGATGATGTAGTGACGGCTAGTTCTGATTTCATTGGTGACGATGTAAATGTCAGACGAGTTGGCATGGAGGCTTTAAATTACCTCCTTGCCACCTCCCTATCAGAAGAAAAGAATCTGTATGTGAATAATGTAGTTCATTCACTTCAAGTTCAATGATCTGAGTAACGATGTGCCACTTTTAAATGTGCCGTTTTTTTGATGCTCATCGTTGAAGTCATAGCCAAGTGTTTCAGATATCCAATATGGAAATCCTGTCTCTTTGGCTATTTTTTCGCCTGTGCCCGACTCATCGTTGTCCGCAACCACAAATCCCTTCGCCAAATCCTTGGCTACTTTTACTAGATTAGTGGCGGAAAAGCAGACATAGATTTTGTAGCGATACTTAAATGATTTTAAAACCTCTCGAATACTTAGTGCTGTTGCGTAGCCTTCGCATAAGATGTTCTGACCCTTGTTATCAAAGATGAAAGAAGCATTAGCCGTGCGTTGTCCGAATAGAAACTTTTTACCACCCTCTTCGTCTACAAGTTGGCAACCGACAAGTGCTCCATCAATTCGCATCGGGATTACAAGAATTCTTTTGCCTTCTTTCACCCACACATTTGCTTCTTCGTCCTCAAATCCCTTCGCCTTTAGATATGGATGCCGCAACGATTCGCATTGGTTGAGAATCCAAGCCGCCTTTTGTGCCGACTGTTTCTGCTGGTGTAGTGACTTTTCTCTAGCGTTCCTTGCTTCCTTAGCGAGTTGTGTCAAATTGATTCCGACTGTTGATTCTGGCTTCCAAAGTGACACATCAGTTTGAGTTGCATGGTTTTGAACCAGACCATAGTTGCCCATGAACTTGACTGCTCCATTCTTTTTCCTTGGGTGATCTTCAGTAGGATACCGAGTCCATACCCCTAGTGGCGGAGTAGTGTCGATTAGTATGCCGTGCGCTCTTGCAAAATTAACAAAGTCCATTGATTCTTTCTCCTATCCATTTCATTACTGGTACTGCCATACTATTGCCGAGTGCCTTGTACCTTGGCGCATCAGCCGTCTTCTCTTTGATATCTGTGTAGCCATCAGGGAAGCCCTGCAATCGTTCACATTCCAAAGGCGATAATCTACGAACCGCTAAGGATTGTGCGATGAAAGTCTGTGCATGATGTGACTGAACCGATGGTCTGAGAGCTTGTAAAGCAGGAGTGACTTCGAGTGGCGTGGCACTAAATGTATTGGCTTTAGCATCCTCTCTGATTGAATAGGCTTGAACCAAAACTTTAGGCCCACTATGAGTAGGCCCCGCCATATCTGCGGTCATCGTACAAGCAGTTTGACCTGTTATTATTCCATTGTATGTGTCACATCCAACTGATTGAACAAGTGGCACATTGTTACCACCTGTTCCCCATCTGCTCGTTACAGTTGGACTGATGCCGACCTCTTTGATACGGCTATCCGTTGGATGATTCTCATAGACTTTGCTTACTGGGACGAACCATTCGTCTTCGCAATTGAATCCGACACGACTGACTCCAGTGCCTGAAGCAGAGAGTGTGGGAGTGACTTTCCTCGCTTCTCTGCTCGGCGGAGGATTCCTTGACAAGCTTTCGGACTCAAAAAGAACCTTGGATGCACTGACCCAATCTCCAAAACATCCGACAACGAAGACACGCTTACGTCTTTGGGGAACTCCGAAGTATTGAGCGTCAAGCACTCTATATGCGAACCCATACCCGAGTTGCGCCACCGCCCCGAGGAAGGAACCAAAGTCCCGTCCACCGTTTGAACTGAGGACACCTGGCACGTTTTCCCATACGAACCACTTGGGTCTAAACTTGTCAAGAATTCCGCAATAGACAAGTGCGAGGTTGCCTCGTGGGTCTTCCAATCCTCTTCTGAGACCAGCAACGGAAAAAGATTGGCAAGGTGTTCCACCGACCAAAAGGTTAATTGTTCCAAGATTCCACTCCTTATAGTTTGTCATGTCACCCATGTTGGGTGTGTTTGGATAATGATGTGAGAGCACCTGACTTGGGAACTTCTCGATCTCGCTATACGCTACTGGTTGCCATCCCAATCCGTGCCATGCGACTGTGGCTGCCTCAATGCCCGAACAAACTGATAAATATCTCATCGTGCACCTTTCTTGATTGAATAGATGTACGCTCTGAGCTTCTTATCTACGAATTTCTTAACTTCTCCGTTGGGTTCTATCGCCCTTGATGTGTCTAAACCTTTGGGCCATACACCAAACTTCTCCCTGTATGTGTGCGCCATGCGCCCGTCCGACCATCCGTGATACCGCTTGTAATACTGCATCATGTACCAGAAGTCCTGCTTGGATGTACCGCCCATCGTGCCATTCAGCTCTTCCATTTCTCCTGCCACCGATGAAACTTTATTCTTTTTCTCTTTTACATAGCCACAACTGTGACAAGTGTCTCCGCCTGTCCAAAGCGCCCCACATTTAGGACACTTGCTACCTTCTTTGTGTTCTTTGGTTGGCTCTTTCCTAGTCTTTTCCTTGCCATCATCTAGTTCATGCACACCATTTTGATATACATCTTCCCAATCTTCCCTGAATCGTATGTAATTACCCGAATGATCTAGCCACAATGCAAAGTCTTTTCCCTCGTGACCACGCATCACCCGACCCATCTGTTGTATGTGTGAAGATAATGACTTGGAAAAAGGTCTTGCCGACACGCCTATAAGCACATCAGAGCAATCAAACCCTTTAGTTAGTATGTCAGTAGCTATCAATCCGTGGATGCCTGTATCGGGCTTTGAGAAGTCTTTAATCACCTCTTCTTTGAACTCGTCTTTATCCCTGTAACTGATAGACACAAAGTTATAGCCCTGCTCCGCAAACTTCCGTGCCAAATCATTGCCGTGCTCCACTCCTGCACAAAATACAACTGTTTTCTTTGGGCCACCAAATATCTCGTGGGTTTTCTTAATCCATTCCGCCACAATATCGCCTGTGATCTTCATGCCTCTTGTTGTTGTCTCTGCCTGTGACCATTCACCCGCTACTTTCTTAGCCCCTTCCATATCAATCTCTTTGGCTATGTAGACTTTGAGTGGCACAAGAACCTTATCGTTAACAAGTTGCTTGGTTGTAACTGTGGATATTACATTGTCGTAAATCTTGCCCAACCCTTTGGTAAAAGGTGTAGCCGTTAGTCCGATAACTTTGACATCTGGATTGTTTTTGATGAACTCAACTGTTTGATCTCTCGTCTGATGCGCCTCGTCAACGATGAGAAGTTGTAGTTCAGGTATATCTTTTCTGCGCTCTAAAGTCTGGGCTGAACATACTTGTATGCGTTCGTAAGGACGATACCGCCAATGACCTGATTGCATTACCCCGTGGTCTATCTTGTATTTATCCAGCCTAGTGCTTGTTTGATTACACAACACAATCCTGTCTAGGATCATGGCTGCCTTGTTCATCTTTTTCTTTGTGGCATCGAGTAAGGCAATTGCCATCTCTGTTTTCCCTGCGCCTGTGGGTGCGTAAAGGATCTGCTTCCTATGCCCTTGGGCAAAACCCTGCCGAAGTGCCTCAAGTGTGGCACTCTGATACTCTCTCAATTGTAACATTTAATTCTCCGCTACTAGGACATAGCCCCTAGCTTGGCTTTATATTTCTATTTGACTTAAATATCTAAAATCCTGATTCGGAATACATACACATTCTTCTGTTCGTACCTCATGGTTTCTACGCATAATCTTTGTTTCGGGTTCGCCTTTGATATTAAAGTATAAAAACAAATCATCAAACTCTACAAACATATAAGCATAAACACCATCCGCCTTACCCTTCTCTTTCATTGTCAAGAATTTCTTTTTGCTAAATTGAAAATCTTTAAATGTACCGAACTTACAAAACCTTCGCCTGTACTCACCAATTGCTACAAGATATCCATCTTTGTATATTTCCCAATCCCAAATGCTCATCATGGGCATCGTCTCAATATCAACTCTTAAATACTCTTCAATCTGAAGCTTGGCTTTGGTTTGGTTATATGTATCTTCCTGTATTTCAGAATCTTTAAAACGATTTAATCCTTTTTCTAAAATCATAAACCATTCTTTTCCTTTAATTTATCTTGTATTGTTTGAGCAAATAAAAATAATCTATCAGGATCTTCAACATAAGAATGACGAAAGAAAAACTCAATTTCATTTTTTACTTCTTCTTTAGTCAACCCTACCCATTCTTTTTGCTGATCTACCATATCGAATATACAGGCATAACAAGTCGGACAGCAAGCCGTGCATTCGTGTGTTTCTTCTTCATTCATGTGTTTTTTCCTTCTTTACCTCTTTCCACCCGCCGCCCTCAACTGGTTGCCAACCATGCGTCTCGGTCAATACTTCATTTTGATGCCACTGCTCAAGAACTGTGATGGTTCGATTTTGATTGTCGTTAGAATCATAAGAATAAAAATTTTTATCTATCCATCTAAGTTGTGTTGTTGGTGTTAATCTTCTATTCATGTGTTGCGTTCCTTTAATATTTTCTCTACCCAATCTGCAACTCGGTGGGGATCGTTTGATAATAATGGGTTAAAGTCGTTCCAGTCAGAGCCATTTAACCCTACCCATTCTTTATACTCAACCATTGGTACGCACTCGCTTTTATAGTTTGCATCCCACTGGTTTGCTACGCATACGCACCCACGCTCATAGCATCCAACATCCACCATCAGAATCTTGTCTGAATCCCAAGGTGTTTGCATCTTTTTTATTTCATTCATGTGTTCTTCTCCTTTAATGCTTGCTCCACCGCTTTTATGACATCAATCAAAGGTCTATGTGCACTTATCTGC